GTTTGTTTTGGTGATTACGAACAAAAAAAACAAATGAAATATAAAGAAGCAACCAAAGGAAAAGGTATAAGAACCTTATTTAGAAAAGCAGGATTTCAAACTTATTTGGTTGATGAATTTAGAACAAGTTGTATGTGTTCCAAATGTGAAATAGGTATTTGTAAAAAGACGATGGTTAGGGAAAATCCAAAACCATACAGAACTGGAAACATTATCGTCCATGGGCTGATTTGTTGTAAAAACGGATGCGGTTATTGGAATAGAGATGTTAATGGATCTACAAATATTTATAAAATTGCTTATAATGCGATAAATAATAAAGAAAGACCAAATTATTTATCCAGAAGCAATAATTTATCAGGTAGTTTAGACGAACTACCAAAACCAAAATTTACACGCTCTGTGAAGGGCAAACCTTATTGATTTTTTTTTGGCATTAAGCGTGCCATTTTAAATCTTCAAGGGTGTAAACATAACGACGACGCTGGCTTTTTTTCCTTTGCATTTTATTTTTATTTGATTTCCGTGTATATTTTGATTTTCGTTTTGATTGTTTTATTTTTTTTCTTTTTGATGCGGTGATTGCGGAGTTGCGTCGACTGCCACCGTGACCGCCTTGACTACGATTACGATCGAGTTGTCTGGCTTCATCGGCAAGACGATCGAGTTCTTCTTGTCTTGTTTCTCTTGTTTCTCTTGTTTGTTCACGTTGTTCTGCTGCTGCTCTCGCTAAATCTTGTTGTCGTTCATCAATGTCACGTTGTCGTTGTTGAGTCCTTCCTGTATAAAGTTGCCACGGGTATCTGTCATCTGTTTGGCCTGATATGCTATAATCCGGTTGATTTGGATTTGGACCTGGTGCAGTGCGTGTGATTGGGAATTCGCCTTGATAAAATGCTTGGTTAGATCTTAATCCTGCCCGAAAAGAACGTTGAGCCAGCTCCGCTTGTCGTTGCCTTTCAAGTTGTTCCTGTCGCCATCGTTGTTCTGCTTGCAAGTATTCTATTTGTTCTGGCATGAGTTGGCGCGGCGGCGACGGAGTTGATGGCTCTGCTCGCTGTGCTGCTCGAGAATCGTGACGATAGGGCGATTCAGGCGGTGTTGGCGGAGTTCCGGGGACAATTACTTGAGAAGATTGGGTCGGTGGAAATACTACCCCGCCTTCAGACATCTCTGGATCTGCACCTGCTCCGAAATCCGGAGATACTCGACCTTGTTGTCGTCGAAATGCTGCAAACGGTAGTTGTGGCTGCCTTTGTCTTTCCATGATCTTATCTTATGAAACTCAATATTAAAAAAAGAGTATGTATATAATATATGTATATATATACATATGTGAATAAAATATAAATTATGAATATGTGGTTAAAATTTGGATAATTATATTATATCCATTATATCCTAAATGTTAAACTTTTTCATTTTTTTTATTAACCATTTTTCAAAATAGAAGTTTGCATTTTTTGCTTACGATTAGAGACGCGTGCGCGTAAAATCAGCGAATACGACAATGACGACGATGGGGACGATGAGTTTTTTTCCTATTTTTCCTATTTATCCTATTTGATTTTGATTTCATCATTTTCATCGATTTCATCATTTTCATCGATTTTAATTTTCGTTTTCTTCTACTACCGCCGCCACTATATTGAGCAAATTCTTTTTGATACAAAAGCGCAAACGGTTTAGATGCAATATACGCAGCAGCGTCAGCAGCAGCTTGGGGGGAATAAACTATGGGAGGAAGACCGTTGGCAGCAAGAATTGCGTTTGCTTGAACAACGCCGGGATGAGCAACATTTTTCATAGATAACACAGAACGCAAAAACATTCCATCCCGCAATTCGAATAAAATTTCATTTTTTATTCCATCGGGTGCGGCAGCATAAGCGGCGCCGTCACATAAAATCAAATAAAGTATTTTATATTTTCGTTTTAAAAATTCTTGTAAATTTTCTCTTTTTTCAGTGCAGTAATCTTCTTTTAAAAAATCACACACTATTTCTGCCAATTCGCGTTTTCCACTTTGGTAGAGGTTGGATACAAGTATGGAATAACAACGAATTGCGGCATCAACTGGACTAGCGGAATCGGGATGACCGTTGACACCATTTTGCGCACACGTTTGAATTCGTTGAATTGACCCAGATGTATCAACTCTTACTATTGCAAATAACGAATAATAAAAAAATGTGCGCGAGCAGTTTGGGGATGAAGAACTCATCAATTGACTAAATTCACTACCTTGGGTATATAACTGTCGTTTAAGTCCGTCGGGATTTTTTTTATAATTTTGTAAGAAAATTTGGTATTCATATTGCAATGTTTCTGTAGGATTTATTCGCGTTTGATCTTCTGTCGGAGGGTGGTAAAAAGAACATGGTCGAGCAGCGGTTGCCATGTATATATTATAAAAAACGAGTGAGTGATATTACTATATTACTAAATTAAGATAAATGAACAAATATAAAAATATATATAAATAATATAAATAATATATATTAAATCGTAGAATATAAAATAAAAATAAATAAATTATAATAACACTATAATAATAATATTATGAATGCATACACATACAAATATAATGATATTACAATTACAATGATAGGTATTTTTATTTCTTAATAATTTTCAAATACATATTTATTGATGGTGGATAAAGATTTTTTTTCCATTTTATCTCGTTCGATTTCATGTAGAAGCCAGGTTCGAGTATTTTCGTCGTCGATGCGTTCAAGGAACCATTCATTCAATTCGTTCCAAGCTTTCCAATATTTTACGTATCCGCCGATGACGAGTAATTTGAAAACATCTTGAATGTAGTCGGCATTGACGGCAACATTTTGACCGCTTTCTTCCGCGTCATTAGGAGGAGCGAGCAGCAGCGTTCTATAATCGAATCCGTGCTGTTCAAACGTGGTTGCAAAACGTACAATCATTCTGTATTGCGTGAATCCGCTGCAGTGTCCGCCGAATCCGAAATAGAATTCAAATTCTGAAAGGTGGACTTGGTACATTGGACGTTCGAGCAAAACAGTGAACGGCTTTCCGAATATTATAACATGTATTTTTGCAGTTTGGATCTCGGCTCGGGCATACATGTTATACTCGAGCGTCCATTCGATTTCTGGGTGGTCTTCAACAAACTTTTTTGCGGCGTCATCATTGACGGTAGTAATCATGTATCCACGAGCCACATAATGTTTCTTGTGGAGTTCAGCGAAAATGTCAGCGACGGCTTGTCGTGTCATGCCAGTATTTGAATCGATCGAAGTTGAAGTCATATTTTCTGTGTATTATTTTTTTTGTTTATCACTTATTATTTAATGCATATAGAATTCAATTTTTATTATTATTGCAAAACAAGTAATAATAAAATATTGTGTAAAAAAAAGTTTAACCAATTACTCGGTGTCTGTATCTTCTCCGCTCCATGCCGTTTCTTGTTGAAAGCGCTGCCTTTCTCTAGAATCAATCATCCACCGCCGGCTTTTCTTTTGATTGATTTGGACTGTTTTTTAGTAGATCGTTTTTTTGTAGATCGTTTTTTAGTAGACCGTTTTTTATGTTTTTTTCCACCGCCATTATCTTGTTGTTGTTGTTGTTGCTGTTGCTGTTGTTGTTGTCTAATAAGGTCGGCAAGTATAGCTTGATAAGCCGGTTTTCTAATAGGAGGTGCCCGGGTAATTTTCAACTGAAGTTCGCGTATGCGTTCATCCAGGTCTCTTGAAGGCGTAGCCGAAGAAGGCGTAGCCGAAGAAGGCATGGCCGAAGAAGGCGTGGCCGAAGAAGGCGTAGCCGAAGAAGGCGCTAAAAGAGCCAAAGGAGAATAAGGCATAAACGATGCTGATGCTGGCTGATACGATTGCACTCGTTGTAATGGTGGTGGTGCCATTGGCGCTGCCACTTGTGGTGGTAGTGGTTCTAAACTAACAAGTGCGCGCTGAAATGCCAAATAATGATTTTTTTTATCTTTAAATTCTTTCCCGTATCCCTTTTTTGTTATTCCGGCGGGACCAACTATGCTACGAAACAGTAGAGGATTCGCCTCGGGATGTCTAACATCAAACATTATTTTAGAGGCACGCATAAGTTCTTCCTTTGTAAATGGTGGCGGATGTCTAATGTAGTGTTGAATTTTGTTTCGATAAAACTGTGTTAATACTGGATCGGGGTCGATATTAAATTCTGGCAGTATTTGTGACGGCAGCGGACGGTCATCATCCATTTAAAAATGATAGAAATGATGGAAAATATAAATACAGTATTATATATTTATATTTTATTTTTTATTGATTAGAAATAATAAAACCCCTAAATGAAGACAATACAAACACATGAAATACATAAAATAAAATACACATACATATTATAAAGAGGAAAAAAGTCGGTTCATGTTATCGGCTTCGAGTTTATTCGTCGACGGCAAAAACAGCTTTTGAATCAACTCGTCGTCGCGAAATCGAATGGTGTAATCTTGCTGAATGCTGTTTCGCCCGACGCGCCCCATTGCCTGTATTGTTTTTTCCTGCGTCATGTCGTGCAAGTCACGACTAATGTATCCGTGACAAAACTGATAATTTGTGCCGTAAATGTAGTCCGACGAAGCAATGATTAAAAACAGTTTTTGGTCTTGAGCCAGTTCTTTTATAATTTCATTATATGCGGCATTTTTATGATCAGTAATTGCGCCGATGCCCATGAGCAGCAGAATTTTCCAATGTGACTCGATGTGAAGCAGCATAATTTTTTCAACATAACTGTCTTGAATGTCGCATGACCACGGTTTTTTATTGAGAGTAATCGCCTTACCTTTACCCTTTTCTTTGCACCATTTTTCGAGGTGCGCATTACGGTTCGGAATAAACAGATCGTGCAGCGCGGTTCGTTTGACTTGCTCATTTAATTGCTGCAGTTTTTGATTGAGTTGTTTGATTTCGCCGCTCTCCATTTTTTTATCGAGGAATTTATTTTTCTTGTCTTTGCTTTCGCTGTCAACAGAGGACCCCTTTTCCGCTTCATTCAGCAAATCTTCGATTCGTTTTTCCACTGTTTCAATTTGCTCGGACAGTTTATTATTGTGATTAATGGAGCCCATAATGTCGTCAATGAGTTGCGCCGGAATTTGAGCCGTTTGCAAGCAAAAACTTGCGATCTTTTCGACGTCGTTGGTCAAGAAAATTGTGGGTCCGTCTGTCAGCGTGTGGGCGTCGGACGTGGTAATGTATCCGGTGGATTCGTACAAGTTATCACAATCATCGTTGAAATGGTTGTAAATGTTGGTCCATGCGCAAAGTTCCGGTTTTTGTGTAATATTTTTTAACAACGTCAAATAATACAATTTAATTGAAATGTGCGTGATTTCGTCGAGGGATGTAAAATAGCGTTGCACGCTGTATCGCTGGCTGGAGTAATACTGTTTCCGATTTACGAATGAAATGAATTCGCATATTTGTCCGATGCCGAAGTAACGCAGCAGCGTTTTATGTTTTTCGCAGTGTGCGGCGCTTAACAGAACATCGGCATAATTTGAAAATAGCGTATGCGGGAGCTGGACGCAGCCGCCCTTGCTGACAATCGGGATGGATTTGCTGCAGTCGTGACTGACAATGCTAATCACTTCCGCATCGGAAAATCGGGATTTAAAGTCGGCAATTGTATTCTGAAGTTCTTGCTCGTGCGGGAGCGTGGCGGACGATAAAACCACATTCGGAATAATGTTTTGTTTCCAATTCTTATGAATAATATCGTGATATTCGTGCTCGCCGCTGTCCATTGTAATCGTCGGTTCGTCCCAAAACAGAATGGTATTTTCGACGGGATGAAACGCCTTCATGTAAAACATGGCGTGCAAGTAGGACTGAATGTCGCTGATAATGATGTCGACATTGTCTCCGACGCTGTTATCGACTTTGCGAATGCCACCCGTTCTCCAGTCGCGCGTGGCTTCTTTTGCGGCGAAATAATGCAGGCGTATATCATCCACGCTTTTGCAGCCGAAAGCGAATGCGATGCGTTTTTGAACGGAGATTGCCGATTTTGCCAGGGCGAGTCCGACGTGGCGTGCAGCGCAAACGAAAATAACCTTGTGTTTTTCGGAGAGTCCAATCGGCGTCAGCGTTTTACCGGTTCCGGTGGGTGCAATATAGAGCACGAGTTTCGGTGTGGGCGATTTTGCGCGGGTGAATATTTGTTTTTGGTGATCATAGAGTTCCATGTCTTTGAATTTAGTGCAGAGATGATTCTTTTCGACAAAGTGTTCAGCATATTGGATGAAGCGTTCGATATCAACATCGGGTTCAAACATGTCGAGTAAATAATTGACAAATTCTACGACGTGTGTATTCACGTGATCGATGCTGTTTTTCAGATTCATTGTAAGGGCATAATAATAAGACATCCAGCTGCACTCGTCGATGTCGTCGCCATCATCGGAATCGGAATCGGATCCTGATTCTCCTTCATTTTTATCTTGTTGTTTTCGGTTGCGTTGTAATGCATTCCATTTTGCTTTCTTCACAAGCAAAAGTTTGCATATTTTTAGAATTGTATTTTCGAAAATATTTTTGGACTGAATTGCACTCTCGTTATTTTTGATTCGAATGGCGTCGACTTTTTTGATTTCGGCGATTTTATGTTTACCATGTTTGCCGCTTTTTTTATTGTTGTCGCTGCCACTGCAACCGTCACGTTGTTTTGAATCGGCATCGCATGAAAACGCCGGAACCAGTTGAAACGTTTTTACCATTTCATGAACGAGCTCTTCAAAATGTTTCTGATACAAGTGCGCATGCATTTCAGGGGATGATGATGTTTTCAAGATGCCAATCATGGAAGAATGATGGTTCATTTTTAGTTGAACATTGTGATAACTGTCTCGAATGAGTTTAATAACTGTCAACTCATCTGACGAGACGGGGATTTCCATATTATTCCATTCTGATTTAGTAAGACGACCTTGAACAATTGTCTGACTATAAAGTTTACATTTATCATTTTTATCGTTTTCGTTTTGTTGTTGCATCGAAATAATCGCAATACTCGCAATAAATTTATTTCTTTTTATACTTTTTTATACTTATAAAGTGTGTTTACAGGCGTTAATATATTGTATAAAAAACTATTTAAATCAATACAATATATTATTTATTCTGGTATGACACGGTATGACGCGGTATGACGCGGTATGATACGAGACAACATATTATTTATGAAAAAAAAGGAAACCCGATTTGAGCCGCATTGGGTTGGATTGGTAGCGTTGTTGTATGTATGTCTCGCATTGACATGAGTCGGCTTCGCCGTTAGAGTGTGTATTGTTTAACGTCTGGTTACAAAGACCGGTGTGGTTTTTCTTATTACCACATGGAATATTAAGTTATTTAATGTCGTTAAGATGACAGATCATATGAAAGAAACGTATATTTCCGCGAATAGT